ATATCTACGTTCAGGATGTCAGGGCTGCTAGCTATGGGTATGGTGGAAAGACTCAGGAGTATCGATATCACCAATAGGCAGGAGTAGCGTTATGCGACGCTTGCTTCAACGAATTACCTGACTTGGCACTTAAGATGCTACTAAACGCAATAAGTGCAAAAAGTGAATAGGTGCATATTATTTATAAAAGTGGAGTGCAATTCATGGAATGAAAAGGCAATTATTTTTAAATAACTGCCTTTGCTTGAAATTAAATCCCCATGTTCCCAAGGTGTTGTGCAATCCGATCTATAGGCTCTTCTGAATTCGCAAGAGGCTTTCCTAGGGTGGCGGTACGCGCCCTAATGGGTTGGGGTTGCATCTGCGGTTTAGGCTTTGTAGTCTCTACTTTTGACCATTCGAATGCCGGAACTTCAATCGCGTTGTAAATAGCATCAATCGTAGGCCACCATTGTGAGAGCTCCAGGTTTCTGACAAAGAGGTTCATGTAGAACGGGTCTTGTGAGTACTTGAGCAATACCGGTGACTTCATGCTGTGATCTGCTTCGCCTTTACGCGTAGATAGGTAGTTCAGGATTTCTTTTCTGGCTTCTTTTACTACGCTAAAGGAATTGCTCTTTAGATCGTCTGCCTCACGATTCTCATACCAGCTTTCTTTTTTGGCGCGATCCAAGGAGGCCATCGTGTTATCTACAAGCTCATTCTCCAAGTCTTGACCATGCAGCTTATCCAACAGACTCTCAACCTTTAGCTTTAGGGAGTCATTCTCTTTTGCAAGCTCACGGTTGGCATTGATGATCTTCTGAAATCTACTCTCGCTTCGGGTGGGTGCTACTGGTGCCGATGCTGGCCCACCTTCAGCGTCAAGCTGCCCTTCTAGATCCTTTTCATTTCCATTGAGAACGCGCTCGAGTAACTCTTTACCGCTTTCGGCTTGCACGGGCGTCTGTGGCAACTGCTCAACTGTTAATACGGCAGGAGGCGGCAATAGCGGCTCAATGTTACGGGCCACTAGAGGTGCTGACTGTGGTTTGACACTGAAGCTTGGGATTTCTGGTGGGACAAGAACTTCGCCATCACCTGTACTGAGACTGAAGCTTTCAGCCTTGGGCTGAAGCATCTCTTTTCCTTTGCTCAGACTATCAAGAAGCCCTGTAGTTTGGCTCTTGCGTTCGGCCTTATGAGACCTTTCTTTAGGGGGCTGCTCTTGCTTAGGTACTTGCTTGGTTTCTTGCTTAGCATTTTTTTCCACCGATTCTTCGACAGTAACCTTTCCTAAAACACCTTGCATTCTTTGCGCTCTAAAGCCTTCAAGCCTTTGATGTGGATCTTCTTTTGTGGGTTTTTTGAATGCGTCTTTCTCGGATAACTCTTGCCCATGAAGGCGTTCGTGCTCCTTGCGCGCTTCTCGTTCTTCAACTTTCTGGATAGAGCCACCATTGCTTAATACCCCAGAGCTAAAATTTTTCACTACGTCAGTCATCTACTTCTTCTCCCATTAAATATTGATGTTGCTGTTGCTGTTGCTGTTGCTGTTGCTGCTGTTTGTGATATTCGTGTTGTTTTTCACTTCTCATTTCCCATGGTCTGGCGGTGTGCATGTCATTAGCGAAATCCACATACCCCTCGGGTTGCCGCTCTATATTCGGCATAAATTGATTTGAATCGATTCGGTCGTCATACCGCAAGACAGTCTCCCGTAGGAGATTACGGATATGCCCGTAGTCCATTCCTCTGGCTTGGAGGTTTTGCATTTGAATGGACAAATGGGTAATCATTGGCAGTAGCTTTAACCACCCTTCTTTACTCTCGATGCTGTCGGGCGTGCTAGTCGTACCTGCCCTGATTCTGAGATCCACCATGTCGTAAATATTTTCTTTTGTGAAATCTGGCCAGTGGTAGGACTTCTCATCTAAAGGCTTGTTGCTATCCTGAGTGAGTGAGTCTGGTACGCCCATATAGCGTTTGACCTGATCTTCAGTTAGCTCTTGCAGAAGTATCTGAGCGCTGTATTGGGCTATCTCTTGCAGCCAATCTTCTATCTGGTCTTTAAATTCAAATACGCGTCCTGATAGGGCTCTTTGCATGATCGATGCTTCGGTTGCCGTCTTGGGTCTGACTACGGTCGAGCGTGCTGCATCTTGCAAGCCGGTGACTTGTTCCCAGTCGCTTCTGACGGCACTGGTGTCATAGACGATCGGATCGATCTTGGGATGACCTCTGGGAATAATGACTTGGTTAAGGGGTTTACCTTCGGTATCAACAATGGTGATTTCTCCAAAGCGGGCATCTACATGCTTTTTGATGGTCTTCTCGTTAATGTCAGCCGAAGCTACCCATCCGGGAATACACAGATCGCGATGCTGATTAAAGCGATCTCTGGCTTCGTTGTGTTCGTCTTGCAGGCGCTCTGTGAGATCGACTAGGCTGGGGCCGATAAATTGGCCATCGACTACTTGGTAAGGTAGTAAGAAGAAAGGGTACCAGCGCTCCCCCGCCTTTGGAGGGGAATACGGTTCACGTAGCCATTCTGGGGTACCTTCGGCCATGGTGTAGACACGTTGAGTAGTTCTATCCCAGATCTCTAATATGGCAATTTGCTGATCATCACTAACTGGTGCTAAGGGGGCATCTAGCTCTAGTGAGGCTAGGCGTTTGGATTTTTGGTGGGAGGGTTCGCCAGCACTAGCTTGGTAGATCTTGGCGTTTGCGAGGTTCTTTTTATAGAGGGCTTGAGCTTGGCCACGTTTCATCGGAATGATCTGACAGATCCAATCGGCATCGGTGTAATCCCAAAACTCACAGACCGATGGATCAATCAGGAGGTTCTCGGTCAGTATTCTGTCGATCACCAGCCCTTCAGCACATTGGACTTCCGTTTGCTCCTTGAGGGATTGAATGAGTTCTGTGAGTTCGGCTCTTTTGGTCTCATGGTGTACTTTTTGATGCTCATCTTGGAGATCTTCTGTCAGGGCATCGATAGCCAGTAGATTCTCTTGAGCATCATTGATGCGGCCCTGGATGTATCCGTCTTTAGAGGGGTCTCGCTGATACATGACTTTGAGTACGCCATAGCTACAAGTTAATGCCGCTCGTACAGTGGATTTAGCCCGGTTCTTGAGCTGAGCATTTTCCAGGGCTTTGTTAGTGACTTTTTCGAGGGTTTTACAAAAGAGTTTGATGTCGGCGCCGCTATGGGTTGGCGTGGTCGAGATCTCGGGGTTGCGGGCATAGACATTGGGCAATACTGCTGAGATCGTTCCATGAATGAGATTGGCCCTTAGGCTATAGAAGTCTTTGCTTGTGGGATCGGCATTCCAGTTAAAACCCGCTACCGTATTGCGGTTATGTCTTACCCGCTTATGAAAGGCTCCCCAGTGGGCACGTGCATGAGTAATGCGTGCGATCCACTTTTGTTGCAAGGCTTTGGAGTCTTGGGTAGGCATACCCAATTTATAGATGCAGATACTCTTGTTGCTGGACTTATCTGGGATTTATCTTTTATGGCGCGCTCTTTCAATCATGAAATGTTTTAAACGCTTATTAACCCTACTCAATCCGCCTTGCCCGCATTACGCCATACCTCGTGGCATCCCAAGCATGATCTTCTGCATCTGTATCAACATCTTCTGGGTTAAGTGAATCTGGCGGTAGTTGTGGAATGGTACGCAGCCAGTGTTTGCAGGTGCTAAAGACTTTGAGTCTTTCTTCTGCCAAAAGACGAATGATTTCTTGCGCGCCGTTTACCCTGCTTCTAGGGGCGTTATAGGCTTCGGTCCATTTAACACCTTTGTCCCTAAAGATTTGTCCGATGGATCGCTCTGCCCCAATTTTAGAAAAGATCGATGGGTCGGCTAAGTTGAGGCGGTACTCGTATCCGAGGCGCTCATCATGGGTTTCAATCTTTTTAATTTTGTCCGCTACTACCGTGGCATCTTCTCGGGTCCCGGTATTTTCTTTATCGCCATATCCATAGAGTTCTCGCCAAAGGTAATAGACCCCATCATTCGATAAGGCAAACCAATAGATCGCGTACGGCCTGGCATAGCCCCAATCCATTGAGCGCCATACCTTCCAGCTTGGTGGTATGGCAAATGGCTCAATGATATGTTTGGAGGGTTGCCATACGCCCTCTAAGAAACTTCCTACATGGATATCCCAATCGCCTTCCAACCATGCCCTGCGCCGATTGGGATCGCTGAGCGATTCCAGGCTCATCAGGTAATTGGGATCATTTTTAAGAAGATGGGTGTTCTCATAAATCGTTGAATGAATACGCACTCTGGGCAGTGAGCCTTCCTGCCGAATAATCTTCCCCGCCGGAACACTGCCAATTTGAAATCTTTCTTTTACCGATGCATGGCCTATTCCGAATGGATTACAGGTGGCGCGAACCATGCGAGGCATTCCGGGGCGGGATGACCGGCAGGTGGAATGCATGGCCTCGTAAAAAGAGAGGTTGCGCCAATTAGTCAGCTCCTCGAATCCCAACCAGGGGTATTCGTGTCCATGGTAATTCCAGTAGTCCCCTTCATGAGCCCCATACCGAAAGTACAGCATCTCTCCTGTAGGCCATTTCCAGACGTAATCGGATTCATTGAACTTGGCACCTGGGAAGATTTGGTAGAACCAGCGTTTACTCTTTGCTACCACGTCCGCCAATTGGGGATGATTGCATTGATCCCCTGGCGCGATTGCTGGTTCACTTTTGGAAGCTAAAGTCTTTTTAGCCGACTCAACCCAAGACTGCACATCAGGCAACATTTGCTTCACTTCATTTGATAAATCCGCTTCCGCAAAAAGACCTTGGTAGTTCCCGTTACCTTCATAGATAAATTCATTATTGATGTAAGCCAAAGCTACTGAAGATGGGGGATATCCCGCTTTTTCCATCACCCAGCTTTGCACTGAAACATCCTCTATATGGTAATCCTTCACACTAGTAGATGATTTCACTTCAACCAAACGGTACTGATCATTTTCTGGAAATATTAAATCCGCACGAATTAAGATGTCATCTTCAAAAAAGGCTGCTTCAAAGATTACCTGATGTTCATCAAGCGCCTTTTTGGTTAAGGCTAGGGCCGTCTTTCGATTTAGGGTATCAACAAAAACACCTTCAGGATGATTTTGACGGGCCACATCGCCAACTTTATTACCCGCATCAAATCGGGACTGAGTTTCTGCGCTTATTTGAATCAGGTCTGGCCGGTTAATTTGTAGCCAAAGGCGTTTAGGGCACTGGCGATTGGCAATGATCTTCGATTTACTCAGACTTGCCATAAGATTTAATCACCTAGTTCAGATTGGTATTGGGCTTTGCCTTTATCCAACAGGGCATCAATTACTTTCTCCAACTTCGAATTTGACCCTCTAATGCCAGCAATTACTGCAGCAGACCACTCAAAATAAGCTAGCTTTCTTTTGGCATCCCAGTTACTTGGAGGTGAGGTTAGGATATCTCGCAGATTACAGATCTTATCGGCCAACTTCACCAGCTTAGCCTCATGTGAAGAATGGGGAGCATGCGCAATTTGTTGTAACTTGCGCTCTTCCTTGGGAAGTGCCTTGTCGTCAGTTACCTCCAGCACAATGGAAGCGATCTTTTTTCCAAATTCTTTAGTCAACTCTTCTGCGGTAGTTTGCGTATCTTCAATCGTATCGTGCAATAAGGCAGCGCAAAGGACGTCCCAGTTTAAAACCCCACCCTCATTAACGAGAACATCAACCAAGGCGATGGGATGATTGATATAGGGAGATGCTTCAACGTCTTTGCGACGTTGATCGCGATGCTTTGCGGCAGAGAAAGCAAGGGCTGAGACGAATTGGTTAATCATGATCCCTTCATTCTATGAGGTTTATTGCTTTGGCTATAGCTCCATTTTGAATGAGAAAGATGCCGAAGTATTCGAAATATGTACCTCATGGGTTTAGATCAACATTCAGGGATTGGGCAGCAGAGACCACAGACTATTCAACTGAAACAGTTGAGCTCGCTTTGGCGCATAGCTTTAACGCATTGGTCTGAAGCAGTAGTTAGAGTATTTAGCCCTCACTACATGAATTGATTATTGGGGTGCTTGGTGTGGGGTTTGGATATTTCTGGGGTTTTTATTAGCAATGCACCCACGTCTGCTTCTATGGTCAAGGCTCCCCTTTGTCACCTTAACCATCGAAATAGCGTCCTTTTGTCCTCGCACATCAAGGTAAGCTACGCCACCCCTACGAGGTGACCTTGATTTTATTGATACCTTAGGTATTTTTAATATTCTTTTAACCCATTGTTTTATATGGTTTTTTAACTATTAATTTATGTTGCATTTGTCCGATATTTGTATATAATTTAAGGACTATGAAAGCATTAGTTAACGCCAAAATCCCTCTCAATACGCTGATTGCTCGGCGTATTAGCCGTAGCCAAGCCGATAAGGTTTGGACTGCGAAGGATTTTCTCGACTTAGGCAACCGTAGCGCAGTAGACAAAACCCTCCAGCGCCTCACCAATAAAGGTGACTTACGTCGCATCGATCACGGCCTATACGATCGTCCACGGGTTAATCCATTAACCGGCAAAACATCTCAGCCCAACTATCAGAATGTGATCTGGGCTATTGCTAGGCGCGATAGCGCGCGCATGCTCATTGATGGCATGACTGCCGCTAATGACTTAGGGCTAACCAATGCGGTTCCAGGCAAGGTGATCGTGTATACCGATGCCCGTATCAAGCCCGTTCAAATTGGAAACCTCACTATTCAATTTAAGTTGGCATCGCCTAGTAAGTTAATCTGGGCTGATCGCCCTGCTATGCGCATCGTTCAGGCACTTCACTGGCTCAAAGATGGGATCAAGCAAAAAGATCCTTCCGCCCAAGCTGATATTAAAACCGCTTTATCTAGAATCTTTAATGACCCAAAGGCTGGGGCAAGTATTGCGCGAGATATTAAGAAGGACCTATCGCACTTACCAGCATGGATGCACCCTTTACTTAAAAGTCTTTCTAGTGATTTGCCCCAAATTGCACTCTCTCATTAAATTGAGGGCAAATGAATAGCAATTTCCTCAAGATCCTTCAAGCCAGCGAAAACGATAGGCGCGCGCTCTTCCTAGAGACTGCAGTTCGCCTAGGCGCACCATTACGCAATGTCGAGAAAGACTTTTGGGTTTGTTTTGTCTTGGATCTGCTATTCAACGGCAAACTAGAGGGTGAGCCACGCCTCTTATTTAAGGGTGGCACCTCCCTTTCAAAAGCTTATGACTTGATCTCACGCTTTTCTGAAGATATTGATATCACTGTCTACCGAGAAGATATTGGACACCCCGCCGACATAGCAACACTACAAAGTTGGGGTGGAAATAAACTTAATCGCTACTTGAAGGATGTAAAAGCTAGCTGCTCCACATATATCCTTAGCAATCTAAAAGAACGTCTTAGTTTACAAATTCAGAATGAATTAAACGAAGCTGCTATCTCGATACCTGCTCTTAAGGTTGTCATTGATATCACCGATAAGGATCAACAGACTTTACTAGTTGAATATCCATCGCTAGAGGCTTCGGGTAAGGATGACTATATTGAATCCAAGGTCAAGATTGAAGCTGGCGCCAAATCAGCGCTGGAGCCCAGTAGGCTCATCACAATCAATCCCTACGTTGCTCAAGAATTTATCGGCGGCGATTTGAGTGTGCCTAATGTGAATTGCATAGCGCCAGAAAGAACCTTCTGGGATAAGGCGATCATCGCTCATGGTTTGCGCGCTTGGTTTGAAGCACGGGGAAGTCTAAAGAACGATGGCAATCGCATTTCTCGCCATTACTATGATCTACACATGCTTTTGAATAATGTAGTTGGTCAAAATGCCATCAAGGATATGAATCTTGGTAAGGAATGCGCCCTGCATGCATCTATCTTCTTTTTTGAAAAAGACTATCAACAAAATTCTGCAGCAGAAGGTAATTTCTTGATCTACCCTAGCGATGAAATGATTCCTGTGCTCCGCAGAGATTACGAGCAAATGTCCACAATGATTTTTGGTCAAACCCCTACGTTTAATGAAATTCTAAAAACCATTCAATCGGCATCAGCACAACTTCAGGGTAACTAATACCCCGAAGTTGTGAACTTTAGTTCCCCATATTACCTAAATGTTGCGCAATTCGATCCATGTGATTGCCTGCGCTAGCCAATGGCGCAATCTGAACGTGTATTCAAAAACTTGAGCATCTGCAGTTTTGCCTCTGAGACCAACTCAGAAGGCTTTTTCTGGCTATTAACGAGGGTCATCATATTGCCCACAAGCTTGCCCTCTATTTCGTATTTACGAACCGCATCCTGAGTGGTGGGTAGAAAGCCCTCAAAAAGAAAGAGCCCCATGGGTAGGGGCTCTCAGGGTGCTACTGGCGGAAGGGGCGGGATTCGAACCCGCGGTAGGCTATTAACCTACGTACGCTTTCCAGGCGTATGACTTAAACCGCTCATCCACCCTTCCGGAAAACCATGATTATACGTTTGCCGAAAGGGTTTA